TTATCTTACACTTACATTTTTCACCGTTCCGTCCAAGAACCTCACTTCAAATACATACTTATCTCTGACGATAATCCTCTCCAATACATATATGACATGCTCGGGTATCACAATTCTAACCATACCTTCATCCATCATCATTTTCATCTGCTTAGCTCTTAATCTTTCCAGCGGATCACCCTTTTCTATGGCTTCATCCCACCTCTGTATATGTATATCCTTTTCTTGTACTATGCTGTTCCAGGCAATCTTAAAAGCCGCATTCAAACTCTCCTCTCGAACAAATGCCCCATTGCATACGTGGGCCCCATTATTCTTTTTATTAGAACAATACCAGGCTTTTTCTCCTTTAGTACCATAGTTCCTCCTAACATAGGTCTTCCCGCAGCAGCTACATACTACCTTCTGAGAAAATCCGCCTTGTCTTTCAGCAAGCTTAATTATCCCTACTTCATTTTTAAAATCGTCTCTTCGTTTTAATTCGAGCTGTACCGCTTTCCACTCATCTTTTGGAATTATTGCTTCATGGTCATCTTCAACAAAATACTGATCGACCTCACCGTTATTCTTGACCATTTTCTTAGTGAGGAAATCTTCGCAATATGTCTTTTGCATAAGTAGGTCTCCACAATACTTCTCATTGCTAAGAATGCTCTTAACAACCTGGTGTGCCCAATGACCTCCCATAATTCCCTTTATATGATCCTCTTCTAATTCCCTGCAGATTCTACCTATAGTCTGCCCCTCTATAAATCTTTGATATATTCTTTTTACTATTTTTGCCTCTTTGCGATTTACAATAAGTTTCCCATTCTTATCCTTGTCATATCCCCAAAAGCAAGTCGTGTTAAGAACTGGCTTACCATTTTTGAAGCCATGCCTTATGCCCCATTTACTATTCTCAGAAATATTCCTGGATTCTTCCTGGGCCAAAGAACTCAAAATTGTAAAAAGCAGCTCACCGGCTGCTTCTAGTGTGTTTATATTCTCTTTTTCAAAATAAATACCTATTCCCAAGCTCTTTAGATGCCTGGAATAAGAAAGGCAATCCTGCGTATTTCTGGCAAATCTTGAAATCGATTTTGTTATTACAAAGTCTATCTTCCCAGCATCGCAGTCTGCAATCATCCTATTAAATCCTTCACGTCTCCTGGTGCTTGTACCGGATATAGCCTCATCAGCATAAATGCCTGCAAGATCATAGTCTGGCTTATTACTAATATACTGTGTATAGTATTCCACCTGATTTTCAAAAGAATTGAGCTGTTCCTCATGTTCTGTAGAAACTCTGCAGTATGCTGCAACCCTGAGTTTTTTATTTCCTATCCGGCCTCTCTTTCCTGATTGGACGCTCCTCTTTGCAGGTATAACTGTAACGCTTTTCTTCACCTTTCTTCTCCTCCTTAATCAAGTAGTAGCCATCTACCTGTGGCAAGTTATCAAGCTTCTCTTTAGGAACATATATCCCTTTACAATATTCATTTCCAAAGTCTACATGTCCCCCACACCTAAAATGTACATTACCACCAGTATCTGTTGTTTTCCTCAGCATGCTTCCGCACTTATCACAAAAAATCCGTCTATAATAAAAACACTTTTCCCTTGTATAGTCTTCTGGTGGCACTTTTTCTATATGACCTTTTCTCCAAGTACTGCCTCTAACAAATTTGTATTGCTTATCTATGGGCTTTTCTTTATCAAAGCTGACATAGACCGGCTCATCTATCGTCCCCCAGGACTCTATTACCTTCTGCGGAACCGCCCTGTTATTACAAAAGTCGCTACCATATTTCCTACGATTTTGACATGTGTATGAATATTCCAATCCAGATTTCTTCTTAACCGCTTTCATTTTCCCGCCGCACTCAGCGCAATAAATCATATTTTTGTATGGGTAGTTGGTAGTAGTCATTGGCTTTACCACCAGCCTCTTATGGAGCTCACTACTTCTTTCATCTACACACCTTTTTGCGTCCTCCCACAACTTTCTTGAAACAATAGCTGGATGATTATTCTTTATATAATAGGATGGCACCACACCATTATTCCGACGTGATATCTTTTTATCATCTGTATAAGTTGACTGCATAATGTAGTCCCCTTTATACTGCACATTCCGGATTGTCTTTATTATGAATACCCTTGTAACCGGCTTCCCCATCGTGTTGGTTATCCCAGCTTCTTTGCATTTCTTTACTATTTCAACAGTCGAATAATTCTGTTTTACCCAGGTAAAGATTTGCTTCACATTCTTTGCTTCCTCTTTGTTAACAATGATGTTTTGCTTTCCATCCATGTCGAAGCCGAGAACATTTTTGATGTTATAAAAAGGCTTACACTCCTCAAATCTCCTACGGTATGTCATATCAGCCAGCTCTTTGTATGTATCTCTTTCACCCTGAGCAAAGGCAGCATAAACCGTAAGAAGAAATTCACCATCTTCTTTTAAGGTATTCATATTTTGAAGTTCAAAAAAAATACCGATGCCAAGTTTCTTAAGCTCTCTTGAAGCTTTCAAAACGGTATCGGTATTTCTTGCAAATCTTGTTATTGATTTTGTAATGATAAGATCGATCTTCCCTTGCCTGGCATCTTCCATCATCTGCTTAAAGCCTGGCCTGCGTTCTACATAGCCGGATATTCCTTGGTCTGTATATATGCCAGCAAATTCATATAATGGATTATTCTTTATAAGCTTAGTGTAATAATCGATCTGATTCTCGAGGGATGATTCCTGCTCATCAGTATCTGATGACACTCTGCAGTAGGCAGCAACCCTCAGCTTTTCATTGCTTTTCTTACTTTTAATTACTTGAATTCCCAATTGCGTTCCTCCTTGTAGTGTCACATGTTACCTCTAAGTCCAGGTACTATCAATAGAAATTTCGGGTATAAAAAAGGACTACGCGTCATCATGTGATATTCGTAGTCCTTATTATGTCTTTAGTAAAAATTTAAAATATTGAAGACAATCCTGCAATAATTACTAACAACACAATTATCAGAAGAACAATCATCCCCATTGCAATAGGTCCATCCCATTTGCTAGTTTCTTCAATATACTTATCTCTTCTTCTTTGCTCATGTTCCATTTCTATTTCATGGGCTCTTGTTACTCCTTCAGCCAGCGTTGCCAGCGCTGATTTTGATTTATGTATATGTTGTTCAACCTTCGCATTCTGCGGCACATTAACATGATTAGCTTGTTGTATATTAGTAACTCCACTAGTATTAGCATTATTGACATCAAACATATTGATGTTACCAGCATTAAGGTTTTGTATATTCCAATTTACAATTGCTTTTTCTACAATAAATGGACTTCCACAATACTGGCATATAGCAGCATCTTTTGATGAATCCACAGTTAGATTAGCTCCACAATACGGACACTTTCCACCCACAAGTCCCATAATTCCGTACCTCTTTTTTATTTAATCATCATCGATATAATTATTAAAACAATAATCAGTACAATAACATATGATACTACCAGTCTCGTTGCCGTTTCTTTTACTTCGTTTTTAAATCTTTCTCTTCTATAAGGTCTCATATAAGCTTCATTCTGAAGCCCATATGAAATGTATTTGGCCATTTTTGTTAACTTCGAATCAGGTTCATATATATGATGCTCTATATTACTCGTCTGGTCATACAAATTATTATTAACCCCATTGTAATTGGATTGATTATAATTAGTTCCGCTATTATATCTAACTCCATTTACTTTTACATAATTTGTCGACTTCGTATTTATGTTATCAGCATACATATTAGGGATATTCACATTAGTAGTAGAAATTGCTTTTTTGACAACAAACGGATTGCCACAATAATCGCATATGGCAGCATCTTGTGATGGATCAACAGATAAATTAGCCCCACAACATGGGCATTTCCCGGCCACAAATCCCATCTTCTTCCCCTCTCGAAAATGTTCTAAAGATAATAATAGTAAATGAACTTACTTTAATTTATTTTATCACTTATTCTCGAAAAAAGATTAAAAGCTGGAAGAAAAATAATTTTCCTATCCAGCTTTTATTACATATCATTTTTTTATTTGAAGACGATCCCCACAAAACGGGCAGAAATCTATTTTTTGCCTAAATATTTTGGCATCTTCTCCCGCATTGTTAATAGCAAGTTCTATCGCCTGCTCTTTTATATTGATCAGATTAAAGAGGGATATTTCTCCAAGAAAGCCCAAATCAATATCTTCATTGATAAAGGATTTCTCCTCATATGTTAGCCTCTCATCACCACTACAATACTTACACATTTCAAAAACCTCCTATTGTTTTTTTATATGTAAGCATATTATCGCGGTACGCGCATTTATAGGTTCCAGAATTCATCCGCATCAACAATATGTAGTTTATCTTCGTCAAGATCAAGAAAACTAAGGTTATTACGTGTTTCATTCTCTTTTTGTGGAGCTTCTTTTTTGTCCGAGCAGTAATAATAGCAATACCAATCTGCATCTGGCCTTATAACATTTTTGATCTCTTCAAAATATGGTTTATCAACATCTCCTATAGATAATCCTACAATATGAACCTCTTTTACATCTTTATATGAAGCAAAAACACTTGCATGAGCGGAAATTATGCTTGAAGTATCCTTAAATGTACTTTTATATATGCGATAGTTCGTATATATTACTGCAGCCCTCTTCCCATTGCCTCCACTTAGTAATTCACTTTCTCTCCTGTCATGTAATAGTCCAGACTTATTCCCATGTCCTATAATTACATCATTAGAATCTGCATCTCCATGCATATGACATATATCTTTAGAATTTATTTCATAAACTTTTTCTAACACCTTAGTATAATTAAATGTTAAGTATAGAGAATCCTTATTCTTCTTTGCTATTTTATCCGTTTTTTTCTTCACCAAATCAATATCAATAGTTCTTACCCATTCTGTTGTAAGTTCTTTAAGCTTTTCCATAAAATTGTAGTACTTAGCAAGCTCATTTTCTACAATATCTCTCAAAGTATCTCCATCACATATAGCTTCGCCATCAGCATTTACCAATGCATCTGCAATATCATCAGCATACATCCCCGTTATAAAATCATGATAGGTGTCGAAATAAAAATCTCCAGTCTCTTCATAAAAAGGCTCAATCTTTTCATCAAAAGACTCACTCCCTTCATCAAAAGACTCCCTCTTTTCATCATAAGTTCTGTACCTATTTCCTAGATGTTCCTCAAATTTTGACCACCAAAAATTCCTCTCTTTATCAGAATTATCAATAAGTCTACCAAATCTATCCTCTATCTGTTGCGGAACTTCATATAATTCTTCCATTACACTTAAAAATTCCGGATCTTTTTTTTCTAAATAATCCCTTAAGTCTGTGTATCGTGTATCAAGATAATGCCCCAGATCAAAGCCATTTCCAAATACAAATAATTTCGTTTTCATACCGCTCTCCTTCATTGATAAATGATCTCTCCTCATATGTTACACTCTCATCACCGCTACAGTACTTACACTTTTCAAAAACCTCCTATTGTTTTTTCTTTATATGTAAGCATATTACCTCAGTGCGCGCATTTATAGTTTCCAGAATTTATCCGCATCAACAATATGCAGTTTATCTTCATCAAGATCAAGAAAACTAAGTTTATCACGCTTATCCTTTACTTCTTGTGGAACCTGGTTTTTATCCGGGCAGTGATAATAGCAATACCAGTCTGCATCCGGCCTTATAACTCTTTTAATCTCTTTAAAATATGGTTTATCAACATCTCCTAAAGATAGTCCTACAAGATGAACCTCTTTTACACCTTTATATGAAGCAAAAACATCTGCATGATCAATAATTATACTTGAGGTATCCTTTAATGACGCATCATAAAATTCCTCAAAAGCACTTTCTATCTCAGCTTCATTTTTATCTAAATCCTTTAGTTCATAATATCTATTTCTATGATACTCTATTTTTTCATTATTACCGTGCCCTATAACTACCTTATATAAATCTACACTTCCATGTATGTGGCATATATTTTCCGAAGGAATGCCATATACTTTTTCCAATACCTTAGTGTAATTGAATGTTAAATAAAGCGAATCTATATCGGTTATAAACTTTGTACGCCTTTCCACATCTTCAAGGTTAACTGTTTTTATCCATTCTGCTGCAAGCTCCTTAAGCTCCTCCATAAAATCATAGTAATCCTTAAACGCTTCTCTAAGCGTATCCTCAATATCAGGCATAGACTCGCCATCATCATCCTTCATACCATCTATAATGGATTTAGCTGCATCCCGAAAATCTGATTCAAATAGATCAGCATCTCCTAAGTTATATTCAAAATCCTTCCACCATTTATCATCCACAACTATTTTAGGATTCTCATAATATCCAGGATTTTGGTAATCTTCTCCCGAATAGTAACTCGAACCATAAGCATTTTCCATCTTATTTAGGAAATCCGGATGATTATAATACAAATATTCTCTAAAATCTTTATATCTAGTTGGTAGACTCTTATGTGTACCATCTTCCCAAAACTCATGTTCATAATAATGACCGAGGTCAAAACCATTTCCAATAACAAATAATTTTGTCTCCATACCGTTCTCCCTGTAATAAAAGATTCACAAGAATTTATTTTATCACAAAAACGAAAAAAATCTGCCCAAATATTGAGCAGATTGTATTAATCATCATTTTTATTTACATAGTCTATAAAGTCTGCTATTTGCTTTGTTTTCCATCCTTTATCTTTTAAAGCTTTTGTTATATTCCTCACATGTTTTTCACTGAGCTTATCTTCTAAGCTTTCATCCCACAAAAACCATGTCTTTTCGATTATTTCAGCATATGTGTCATCACCAATATTGCGTAATTTCTTTATTCCTTCCTTACCATGATATTTCATATCATCAAGCGTATTTATATCATTTCTAAGTAACGCCCTCAAAGCTCTAGTGGAAAAATCAAGGTCCTCAACGGTTGTTGTAGCTATATACTCTTCGTAGCCAAAGATCATCCCAACAAAAGATGTTTTACACAGATTACTTAGAATTTTCTTTATGATCTGGCTCGCTCTTTGATATGAAAAATCATATTCCTCGGCCAACTCAGAATACTTCTTCCCGTCTTTATACCTTTCAAAAAGTATCGTTTTGTATCGAGGATTTCCTATACTGCTAATAACAAGTTCTATACCCTTTTTCTCATCATCAGTAATTGCATCAGGAAGAGGCTCCCGTTTTAAGGTATTACATAGATCACGATATAAATTTAAAGGAAATGGATATTCCATTACTGATGCTTTCATCACGATTTCCTTTCATATCAAAAAGCCTACGCATATTATTACGCATTCTTGTAAAAATCAGATGAATCCACGATAAAAATAAAATAAACATTTAGCCTGCTCCGTCAAGTCAGTATTTCTCCGCAAAACCAAAATATTAAATATCAGCAAGATGAAAAAGAGGCATCGTGATAAAAAATCCACCATGCCTCTTTCTATATATCACTTTGTTTTCACTGAGTGCTTAATCAATTTTTGTTGCCCTAATATAATCAGGTTTTATCAGCTTAACAAAATAGCCCTCTTTTACAGTCATTTCTATAGTCTCATCCACTTTTATCCTCTGTACCTCTCCATCAGACCATTCTTCCCAGCCTTCTTCCGTAGTATGTTTTTCATTTTTATAAATATTTATCTGAGTCGGATAATCTCCTAAATTGGTAAATTCATATTTTCCAGCAGGAATGAAATAGCCTAACATCCTATATTCATCTTCGCCGCGTCCCTCATTAAGAACTAATTCCTTACTATACTCATTTGGCTCTTCCGCAACTAGAAAAATAGTAAGAGCTTCATCATTTTCAATTACATCTCCTGTTTTTTCAGCTTCTTCCTCAAGCACTTCATCAACCTTGGTATCTTCTACTTCTGTCTCTTTATCTTCTTTAGCCTCTACTTCTTCCACCACTTCATTTTCTGCAGCTACTTCAACTGTGTCGTTTTCCCCTTCTACCGCAGGTCCTGAAGCTTTTGACGGATTGTTCCACATCAGTGCAATAGAAGCTATAAAACATACAAAAAATACCGAATATGCTATAAAAGCCAAATTTCTTGTACGCCTATGATCTTCTTTTCTGTGCTTTTCCCCAAGTGCTATAATAGATAAAGCAACAGCTGCTACAAAAGCAAACATCCATGACAAAATTAATACATCAGATATATTTCTCGAATCTAATAGTCCTGCTGCAATAAATGATGCACAAGAAATCAAATATGCAATAAAAGACATTCTTCTTACGGATTTGTAATCCTTGTTTTGTTTTCTTAACACCATCGAAATAACAAATAAAGCAATAGTTGAAATAAACGCCAATAACCATATGAGCGCTAATAATACTGACATACCATTTCCTCCCTTTTTTAAATACACACTATTTAATATATTAGCACTTTTATTATGATTTTTCTTCAAATATCATCTATTTAAGCTTACCTTTTATACATTTTACTTTCTATATATTATCTAACTTGAGGTCATAGTATAATTTCCGTTCACATAATTAAAGAATTACTACATCCTCTTATTAAAAAAACTCACCACAAAATGGACATTTTTCAATAGCCTTCTTCACTCTATAGTCGTCTCCTTTCTCGTTATATACGACCATTTCCAATACCTTTTCTTTCCTGCGAATACTCAATGATGAGCATATTTTTCCTACAAATCCACAGTCCACCCTGATATTAAATATCTCTCTACACATAATATCGATTTTGTCATTAGGGGTACAATAAATACACATATAAAACTCCTTAAATAAAAAATAGCTTGTTTCCTTCAGACGGCCGTCAGCAGGAATTACAGCTTATCAAATCTGCTGTCCTATAAACATTACACAGATGTCACAATATAACAGCAAGCTATTTCCTAATGTACTATTTAAGTTTGTCACGTGTAAGCACTCCAACAATCCCATCCGGATCAAGACCTACTGCCTTTTGGAACTGTACCACTGCAGCTTTTGTCTTATATCCGAAATCGCCATCGATTGCAAGGCTGTAACCTTTAGTACGCAGCTGAGCCTGGACCCATTTGACTGAATCACCTTTCATTCCAGTCTTAACATTGAATAAGGGCTCTTTGTATGGATTTTCAATGACATCTCCTGTCTCACTATCCCATGCAAAAAGCCCATATTTTTCGATTGTTTTTATAAGTGTCTTATCGTAATCCTTACCAGTAGCATATCCGTCTTTGTATACATTCTGGCAAGCGGTTCTGTAATCCCGGCATCCAACGAGATTACTGTATCTCTTAGATCGACGGAACAGCGCTGAATGATCAGCTATTGATTCTTTCCATGAAGGATATTTCCTGAACGGGGCTGCTATAGTAATGTACTTACCGTTCACATACTCCTTTGTATTCATGGTAATACTCTGGCCGTTGTAGTTGCCTTTAATTCCAAATAAATTGTTTGCCTTAACGGTCAGCCCGCTGTTTCCCCTGTTACTCTCAATGAAAGCCTGCGCCGCAGTAAGAGAAGCCAGTATACCGGTACTTTTTGCATCAGCAATTACAAAGGGCTTTATCTTCTGCAGAAACTCTTCTGCTGTATAACTCATTTTCCCTCCTTCCCGGAAGCATCAACATAAGCTTCACATGCTGCATAAATGGCAGCGGAAAGGACTGTGCACACAGTTCCGATTGCAGTAACAGTATTATTACCCGATTGGATACCTGCAGCGCTTGCTCCAATAGACGCAAGGAATGCTGCAAAACACAGCAAAAACTTTCTTGATGTTACTCTCTCCACAAACTCTCTCATTCTTCAAATCCTCCTCTGATCTTAAAAATGTTCTCAAGGCCACTCTTGACCATATATGCAAAAACGCAGTCCCGAAGAACCTGCGTATTACATTCAATAAAAGCTGATAAACTATCAAAATTTTCATACACGAGCATTACTGCCATTGAATAAAAATCCCCAATAACAAAAAGAGCAGTGCATATAAGCACCACTCTCTTTGAAAACTCCCACAGCCAACGTTTCTTATTCAGTTTTTTCTCCATAAGGTGTCCACCCTCTCTCCTGTCCCTGATTTGATAAAAATTCCTGCAGTTCTTTTTCTACTGCCCTACACTGGTCTATGTCATTGCCATTAATAGCGTGCCGGACGAGTGCAAACTGGGCTCTAATCGTTACAGCCATAGTTCTTTCAAGATACTCGATCCTACGCTTATCATTGTTTAGGTAGTGATCATAATGATCTGCTTTGTGTTCGAGTGCTGCTACTCTCTTATCAAGTTCGGATATAGGCCCCTTCGCCAGAGTTATTATTGATGTTATTTTTTCTATTAGCGTAATAAATGTAATAGCGGCCCCAATGAGACCGCATATAATAAGAATTGCCTGTTCAGTTGTAAAATTCATACTTTCCTCCCCTTAGATGCTATACTGTACGTCATATTTTCCCTTTACTTTTCCTGAAGCTCCTCCAGCTGCTATCTTTAGATAACTGGAGTTAAAGTCTACAGGTGCAAAAGAGAATGATTCCCCCGCCTTTGACAGTGTCTTTTTCATTGCTCCACATTCTATGGTGCAGAACGAAGCTCCTATTTCATTAAGCGTAATCTTGAAATAAGAGCAATATTTTACTGGAATCGTGATAGTACCATTTGTATCAAATTCATATCCCGAACCTCCATAAGTAGTATGAAATGACTCCTTTCCTTTCTGAAAAACCTTTCCTATATTTGTAGCTATAGTATCAGGGCTTGCGTTATCGGCTGTAGAAACGCCCTTATCCGTGCATGCTTTCGCTATTTTCTTACAGCCATCCTGAAAAGACTTTTGTAAATTGCTAACCATACCATCTGTCACATTCGTTTTCATCTGCAGTTTAAGTATGCTATCTTCCGCCCAGACAACTCCTTTTATAAACACAATATTTGCTGTTCCAGAGTATAACGTTGTTGATGAAAAAACCGCGTCATAAAACAAAAAACATCCCAGTAACTTTTCTTTATCATTACCGGATTCGGTAGGCATTTCATTTTTTATGCATGCACTCTTACTGCTATACTCCGCACCTTTAACCACCACAAATTCTGCATGTTCTTCACCCGTTTCAACATTCTCCAAGAGTTCAAGAACTATGCTGTCCCTTCTGTATGTATTGGCTTTTTCAAATTCTCCAAGTTGAAGCTCGACTGGTTCCGTTAGTCTAAAATACCTACCATTCATGAAGCCTTCTCCGGTACCTATTGTTATCTTCATGGAATCAAAGGTTATATCCATTCCATTACCAAAAACAACAAAATCGTTATCTGCCCCCATAAGGCCTCTGATCCTTGCAGCTTCATCTTCACTAGTTACATGTGCTCTTGCCTTATGGGCTGTTATCAAATCAAACATCCATCCTCCCTTCATCCCACATCGTAGGAAATCGTAGTAATACCTCGTTTTATCTTCACTGTTTTCTGTACTACTCTCGCCTTCGCTGAAAGCCCTGTTACTTCATCAGAAGCCCCGACAACATCATTGATGTCATATTCTCTTCCATCCGATAGTTCTATACCAAGCTCATCTTTCTCCTGGTACTCTGCTATCTTCTTAAGCGCCCCTTCAACAAGGGCTGCATAATGATCCTCAACCTTGGTATAAAATGCTCCTGAAGTCCAAGTCGGAAATAACTGATAAGTAACTGCCTCATAGAACTTTCCGACTTCAAAATATGGATACTCACCTTTTTCGTAGTACTTCCCACTAGTCCATTTAGGAACAGCCTTTGTCGCATAATAAAAAGAGCCCGATACAAATGCCGGAGCATATGTACCTGCGCTCTTTTTCCAGTAGTATTTATTTGGTGCCCACGCTGGAGCATCATAGACGGTATCTTTTCTATAAAATGTATTTGCCTTCCACTTAGGTCTTTTCTTATACAGTTCTGATAGCGGATATTTTTTGGTCTTTTTATTTACTGTCTTATTCTTATAATAGGATTTCCAGTTATCCTTCCAGTCAGATGGCTTTATTGTCATCTTCACATAGTCATCTCTTGGATTACCTGAAACTGACCTTTTCTCAATAGCCGTTCCAGTAGAATAATCATAGTAGTAATTACTAAAATTTATTCCCCAATCCGGTGGCTGTGTCTGCGTATAGAAATACTGTTCTCCCTGCCATACTCCCTGTACTCTGTTACCGTTAGCATAATAGTAATTGCCATAGCACTTCTCCCAGTCACCAGGGACAGATCCTAACTGTGTAAAAGTATCCACAAGTTCAGGATGCACATAGCTCGATCCGCTCTTTTCATAATATTTCTTGAAGTTCACATTCCAGTCCGAAGGTATTGCTGTAAGCGTATGATACACATCGCCTTTTGTGAGCTTCTCATATTTACCATTTTCAATCTGATAATAATCAGTAAAGACATGAGCCCAGTCCTGTGGCGACGAAAGAAGAAGATCATATCTTACTGCAGTTCCTGGATCATCTGTCTCCTTATATGCCGCTTCATTCTGATCTGTTTTATCTTCATTGATAACAAAATACTTCATGAAACCATATAGCTTCTCATCAGGATAGTAAGTCTCCCAATCAGACGGTTTTTCCATCTGAATAACATAATGATCTGTGACTCCGGCGCTCTTGTAATCATAAATATCTGCTATCTCATTTACTCCAGTCACCATATTTTCTGTTATGGTCTTATAGTTTTCTTTATCCTCAGCATTACTTGATTCCTTAAGCTTTCCTATATCAGAATAGTAATCACTGTCATAGATAGGATTTTCCCTGGCATACGGAAGAACTCCTCCGCCCTCATCAAGATAAATATCTATTGTATATCTTGATGAAAGTTCTCCTCCGCCCATACAGTGCAGATGATTAAGAGAATTATATTTTCTCTTTGCCCTGAACTGATCTGTCTGTGCAAGGAAGTCATAATCATTAGAATAATCTACAAGTGGCACGGCCTTTATTACCCCATCAATGATCACAGGCTTAGCATCATACTGATAGAGCATATCCCTTATAAGTGAATAACCCTTTGCATAATTTCCACCTTCTGAGCTCACACGATAGCCACTAATGATTATGCCAGAATCTTCCGTAGATGCCTTTATCACACCAGCATCTGGACGCCTTACAAGTTCATTCCCATTTCCCGGAGTTAGATTCATACGCTCAAGCATTGCTGCTATAACCTTATTTGCCTCTCCGCTGTAATAAAGGTAATCATCATTTGCAAATGGATATAGCACCTTATTCTCAAGAACTCCGTGCCACGTTCTTCCGCTATATACAAGCTTTCTGCTTGCAGTATCAACTTCGATATGATCTATTATTCCTCCAAACTCTGTACCTTCTATGTATATGACCTGATCTTCATAGAGTCTTGTCGCTCCATCAGGACAGGTTAAAGAGAAGTCGTTCTCACTCTTACCAAAGGAAAGATCAAAGAAATAATTGGAGAGGATTCCTAAATCCTTGATGGTGCCATCTTTTACATCTGCATATATCAGATCCATAGTGGCTCACTCCTCCTTTCAATGATGATAAGGTCAAAACTCACCTCCTGTTCAGAATAGACCACCACATCACCACTTGTTATCGGCTGGAAGATATAACTGTCCCTGTTCCTCGCATGAAGTACACTCATACTCTTTCCCGAAGGATAAGTGAGTATACATGACTTTTCCTGATCTGATTTTTCGAGGGAAGAAATTGTAAGGATACAATTCTCAGCTACATCCACCAACACCTCATATTTATGTCCATTTATCCTTATGCACGGATCCTTAATAGGGCCATAAATAACAAGCCTGAACTCAAGAGGTACTGTTGCATCCATCCCAGTATTAGCTCTGTATCCCGCAATACCATAATCAACGCTTCCATAATCAAACGGATAATCATATGCATCTATAAGTCCTGCCATTCCATGACTCTGAAAGGAGTACATTGTTTCTCGCATCCAAAAAGGATACGGACAGTATGCCGTAACGGTATTTACTGTTTCCGTATCCTTCTCATCATCTGGCTGAGTATCTGAAGAAATGAGAAAACATTCTATAGCATACTCACCAAACATCAGCTTTCCTCTTTTATTAACCATTATGTCGTGCTCGGCTGCATTGTGCAGATCCTGGATTCTCTGCTTACGCTCGATGGGATTACCTTTAACTGCAAATGTGAGCTCATATGAGATCGCACTCTTTGTAAAATCCTGTACCTGATCACCATACTTATATTCAACAGTTTCAGGAGTCCAAGAATACTTATGGAAATTCCCCTTTTTAAGACGTACCACGCTATCTGTATTAGAAAGCATAAATGTCTTTCCTTCAGAATTGATGTACTTTACTTCTGTCATACAAACGCCACTCCCATCTTTCTAAGACTTCTTCCCATCTCCCTGCTATCAAGGTTGATAATAATCTCAGCATTTGAAGCGCCTTCCCTTACAGCTTCATACATCATAGCTGGATTAATGCCACCTCCCGCAGCTTTTTCTATCATGGACATCAAAGAAGCTGTTCCAACTACTGTTTCACTTCCTGCTTCTCCTGCACCAAGGAACTTCCCTCCGGCATATCCAAAGATTGTGGGACTATTTAAGATCATTCCATTCCCCATAGCCTTCTTGTACCATTCAATCTCTATTCCCGGCATACCGTTCTTTACCCAGTCAACAGGATTTGGAGACCAGTTAGTAAACTTAAAATGAGGTGTCTTTATCTGAGGAAGCTCCAGGTGGAGATTCTTAAAGAATCCGCTGACCGCATTTAGGGCGGTACTGACAAGATTCTTTACTGCCTCCAGCTTTTCATTAAACTTCTGTCTTAAACTCTCAAGTGCCTCCTGAGCTTTCTGTGGTATCTGGCTAAGCTGATCCCTAAACTTATTTGTCATTTCCTGAAGCTTTCCGTGTGTAAGTGTATTTACTATTTGAAAGCCAGTCCTATACTTTTCAGTCATAACTGTCCAGATAGCAGCGGCTGTTCCTTTAATACCTCCACCATGTGACTCATAAGCGTTTTTTACTTCATTTAGTTTTCCCTTCACAACACCAACGATAAGGTTCTGTGCTGTTGAAGTTGCACTCTTCACATTCTCCCAGGCATTTGAACATTTCTCCTTTACGCTATTCATAGCACCAGATACGCTCTCCTTCACATGGTCAAATGCCTGCTTTGTAGCGTTCTTAATAGCATTCCACTTTTCAGAAAGCTTTGCTCCAAGCTCCTGTGCCTTAGCCTTTATCGTATCCCAGTTCATATAGAGTGCTATGCCAGCTGCCACAAGAGCTGCTATTACAGCCCCTACTATAAGCATTGGCGGAGAGAGCATTCCAATAGCACCAATAAGTGTTCCACCTACTGAGATGACAGTTCCTATAGCTGAAACAATACCACCAATACTCGATATCACAGTTCCTATAACAACAAGGATCGGACCTACCGCAGCTGCAATCGCTGCAATATGCACGATCATGCTCTGCTGCTCAGGTGAAAGTGCTGCCATCTTCGCTGCAAGGTCTTGCAAGAATCCAATTCCCTGCTGCAGGTACGGAAGAAGAATCTGTCCAAAGCTAATACCCACATTTACAAAGCCGCTTTTTAGCTGCTCAATCTGTGATGCTGTTGTTCCATATCTTTTCTCAGCTTCTGCTGATAAAGCACTGTTTTCCTGAAAAGCCGTGTTTGCTGTATTAACTGCCTGACCTGTCATGTCATAGGCAAGAGCAAGTGACTGCAACATGTTTGACTGTCTGATACCTGTCATACCAAGATCGTCTAATGCTACAAGAGCTGACTCACCGTTTTCACCCATAACACCAAGTGCTCTTATGAACTCTTCAGTAAGTTCTCCAGCACCACCTTCCTGCTTCCAAAGTTCCTGAAATCCTTCTGCCGTATATCCAGTAATATCCGCAATAGTCTGAAGTGAAGCTGCCCACTTACCATTTTCATCTCCAGCAGTACCTGCAAGTTCAACCGCCTTTGATATTGTTGTAAGTGTCTGGCTCATTGCTGTACCACCGGCTTCAGCATTTATACCTACAGAAGTCATAGCAGCAGATAGTCCAAGGATTTCAGTTTCAGAAAGGCCCGCAATTGTTCCCGCAGAAGCAAGCCTTGTTGCCATATTTACTATTTCAGACTCAGTAGTTGCATAGTTGTTACCAAGATCAACAATTACAGAACCAAGCCTATCAACATCATCAAGTGATGTTCCTGTTATATTTGCAAACCGGGCGAGTGCTGTTGCAGCTTCATCAGCTGACAAGTTTGTTGTATCGCCCAGCATAATCATCGTTTTTGTAAAATCTACGATGTTATCAGCACCTACACCGAGCTGCCCTGCTGCCTCCATTACTCCTGCAATCTCTGCCTGAGAAGAAGCTGTAACCGTTGCCATCTCCTGAATAGCTCTAGACAAATCTTCATAAGATGTAGTTGCTGTTTCATCTACTGTCTTTTTTACTCCGGTGAAAGCATCCTCAAAATCAATAGCGCTTTTTGCTGCAGCTGCTCCAAGTCCAAGTATCGGTGTAGTTACCTTCTTTGTAAGATCTCCGCCAACATCTTTTATCTTGTCGCCAGTTGCTTTTATCTTTTCACCGGAATCCTTGAGGCTATCCCCAAGGGCCTTCATTTTTTCACCCATAGCACTAAAAGAGGATGCCGAGGAATCAAGTGATCCCACAGCATCCTTTAGTTCATTGAGCTTTATTGTAGTAGCTTCAATTTCTCTTCTCAGGTTCTTTGCCTGATCAGAATTCTTATCAAAGCCATCTGTATTTTTAAGCTGCTCGTAGGCTTCTTTTTCAGCCTTCAGCTTTTCTTCTGTATCTGCTATTGCCTTTGACAGATACGACTGCTTCTGTGACAGAAGCTCCAAATTCCCAGGGTCCATCTTAAGGAGCTTATTGACATCCGTAAGGCACCCCTGGGTAGTCTTTATGCTTTTGTTTACACTCTCAAGTGCTTTTGAGAGCTTTGTGGTATCACCACCAATCTCGACAGTAATACCCTTTATTCTGTCTGCCATACACACTCCATTTAATGTATAAAAAATGAGCTATCAAAGATTGACCATTGATAGCTCATTATATTCATTCCATTATCCTTTTTTTATCTTAACTTTCTTTACTTTAGACCATTTTGAAACATGTATTCCATCATCCCCTGCTTTATATGTGCGGATTCTGAAATAATAAGTTTTTCCTTTTTTCAGTCCTTTAATCTTTTTACTTGTTGCAGATTTTTTTACATATTTTGTCTTTTTGCCGGATTCAAAAGACTTATCGGTAGAATACTGTATCTCCACCTTTGAAATCTTTTTCCGATTTTTTGAAGAAATTTTTTTCCATTTAACTGTAGCAGTTTTATCCTTAGCCTTAACTGAAGAAAGCTTTAGAGACGGAAGATCCTGAATCTCACTATTTTCTTTAACATTCTGTTTATTTGAAGCATTATCTTGCTTATCATCTGGCTTTTTTTTATCTTGCGAAGGAGCTTCTTTTTCATATGTAATAACACCACTCTCTCTTCTACCAGAAGATACCGTTTCATCTCCTCGATATACTTTGCCTTCTGAATTAGTAAATTTGCAATTTTTAAGTGTTGCATGCATTTTCACATCAGGATTAGCTGCCTGTACACCATATAACGAAAAAACTCCAGAAATCGACGCACCTTCTTTAAGCTCGATAGTACAATCAGACCAAGCCTCCACATCTATGTCCTTATTAGTTCCGCTAAAAACATATGTCCAATTTGAAGAACTTTGATCATATGAATAACCTAATGTAACTGTGGGATATATCAGAGTTCCATAACTGTTAGTAGTAGGATAACCAACAAGATTTGAAATATATATTTTCTTCTCAGAAGGCACGATTTTTATATCATCATATGTAAATGTTGTTCTTGTATCTATCCCCCCATCAGGAAAGAGCCATAATGCCACAATATTATGATTACGTGAACTACCCTCTGGATAGGTCCAGCCACCCGTAGCATTTTCAGAGTGAGTATAACATGCTCCATCCGGATACCATACACGCTCCTGGTGGTTTGTTAATGATTGAGCAGCTTTAACCACTATGTGATTGGATGGAATAGCTAAAACTACCGACATCGCTAATGCAGTAACCATTGATACAAATCGTATTCTCATTTAATCCCCCTTGAGTAAAATTAAAACGCGACATAAAAAAGCAACAAACACAGTTATATTATAGCAATTCTCATTTTGAGTGTACTATAAAATTTTTATTAAATTCGCAAAATAAAATAATTATGATTCATAAATCACATAGCTTATTTATAGTTTCAAAATCTATCGAAGTCCTCCTGCGTAGGAAGGAGGTCATATTCTTCATGATCGTTTGCGTTCTCAGTTATCATGTCAAACACCATACCAATATCGAGGTTATCAAGCTCAGATAGAGAAAGCCCCATCTGTACTACCCTAAGGAGGTAGATTGCAGTGTTCATGCATCTGCTTGTGGGGCGCTCTCTTTTTTTAGTTCTGAGTCTGTCTTGGTATTACCCATATATACATCAATAATATCCGATGCATTCTGAGGAATATCATTTGCATCAAACATCGAAAGCCACTCGTAATACTCCTCTTCTGTAAGCTTTGAAAGGTCACCACCTTTTGCCTGCATCGCCATAATAAATGAGAGCTCCATTACTGTCTCTGTGGCAAAGGCATCATCAACACCTTCCTTTGAAGCATTATCAAAAAACTTTAAAAGGTCTTTATGAAAGACCTGCTTATATCTAAGTGGAGTCGCACCATTAGCGCAAAACTCCACTACCATATCTCCTACCTTTACTGTTTTTCTCATGACTTACCCTTACCTCCCTCAGTAATTGCTGCAGGGAGATATACATCCGTATTCCAGCCTGCATATGCCTTCGAAGCCTTATCACCGCATTTTGCTTTGATGATGTTTTTCTGAAGAGTCTTATCATAGATTGCAGATGATGTGAGATTGATCGACTCAGTCTGCACATCAACTGACTCTTCTCTTGTCTTTGAACCAACAGAAGGTCTTGCCGCAGTACAGTTATAAAGCACATGCTTCACCTGAGATGCATCCCCTGTAAATTCAAAAATAAGAGCGAAGTGAACCGGTGTTGCATCAGAATCCTCAATAAGAACTCCGTTACCGTCTTCCACTTCGCCAAGGACATCTTTCCTGAATGAATCAGGAACAAGTGCACTTTCAAATGATCCGGTATATCCTGCATTACCTACTGTGGTATAAAAGCTGACATCATCTGCAAAGAACTTTGTCTGCTCACCTGCAGGATCCATTGAAAGGCTAACCGCTCCAGGCCATCTGACCGGAGCAGAATATGTAGCAGAATTATCATCTGCTATTGTGGCTAGAGCGTAAAACACGTTCTTTAATCCGAACTTTACTTTGTTTCCCATACACGCCTCCTTAGTTTGTGCCTTCTGAAAAGGCAAATATTATCTGGTACATCTTTTCGCTACTTATGTAGCTCTCGTATTTCTCATAAAAAATCCCAGCATCCGAAAGGTTTTTACTAACCTTCTTTTCAGATACTGGGTCTTTCTTTTCTGTATATAATTCGATTTCAATATTGCTGATGGGGAAGTATACGGTATCATCCGCCGAGAAGTTATCAGATGATGTATACCTATAGGTAATAAATGGAAGCCCTGGTGACTCCCCTTCAGCAAAGTGATCATAAGCACTTGGAATACCTATCTTCTTAATCAGCTTTTTTAGGTCTTTTTCTGTCATTGTGATAAGCTCCTATTTATCCTTGCCATGATATCCTTTTCTCCTTCAGCCTCTGCAGGTTTAATATGCGGAAAAGCTCTGGTCCTTCCACCATTTACTTTTGCATGGCCGTTTTCCAAAAGGTGAGTTAGCATATATTGGCTTGGAGAATATACAGTCACTTCGATAGAAGTCGAATCCTCCTTCGTGGTTTTTGTACGCCAGCTCTTTTTATAGCTACCGGGCTTTCCCTTACCATCAGCTCTTACCGGAGCTTTATCTTGGATACGCTTTTTTACAAACTTGGCCGTATCCTTCACATCCTTTTTCACTTCCTGCGTGGCAAGCTTTTCATATTCCTTAAGGTCCTCTGCTATAGCATTTGCAAGACCATTAACTTGAACTTTCTGCATGAGAGTCCTCCAATGACCAGTGTTTACACTTAAACTTTATGCTTTTTTTCCGGTATCCCTGGTAGTCAACAGATACTATGTTGTAGTACTTTCCCCGGAAAATGATCCTATACTCTTTACCACTTATGCACTCAGTTTCAGATGAATATCTGACTGTAAAGGATATGATTTCTTCATCCATAGTTACAGCATCTTCCTTTTCATCTCCTACCTGGGACGATACTGTGCAACTACAAGAAAAATAGTCATCGTAGCCCATAACATGGTTACCATATTCATCTTCGTGTGCACTTCCTTTCTGGAATATGACCTTTTCTGATAATCTTGAAATCTTCATTAGAACTCCGCCTTCCGTACTCCGCCAAGAAGTGCTCTGAGTGTCAACATAAGGTTACTATGATCTGCATCTTCCCTATGCTCATACAGGTAAGCAACTGTATAAAGCATTGCTAGCCTTACCTTTGCTCCCAATCCATCAAGTTCTTCATCAGAAAGCCTTCCCGTATCTTTTACTATTTCACGCGCTGAATCGATGAGCCCTGTTATGAGCTCATCATCATCACTCGTATCAACGCGGAGGTACGTTTTAGCTTCCTCAAGCGTTACCATAGGTTTCTACCTCAGGCTTTTGTCTTGATATCCAGGGTCTTTACTGCCTCAGAAAGAATGAGCTTACCATCAACTCTCTCAGAAGCAAGGAATCCAACCTGGCCGGTTGTAGCAAAGAGCTCATTGAGTCTCTTAAAGCTTCTGCCCTGTCTATCTGCGATCCAGTAATATGAATAGTCACCAAATGAAAGCACGCGGTTACCGGCTGCAATCTCCGGAATGAAGATTGATGTTCTGTAAGGACGATTAAGGATTCTGTCGGGCTCTCCTTCTCTTACAGAAGGCTGCCAGATATAATTGCCATTACCGTCCTTGAGCTTTCTGATGGCCTTAACAGTAGAATCGTTAAGAAGCCAAGATGCCTTATTTCTATAAGGAGCTCTAAGGCTGTAGTAAAGGTCCATGATATCGTCAAAGGTAATCGCCATTGATGCAGCAGTTACACCTGTCTCTGCTCCACCGGTCTTATTAAGAATACCGATGGGCTTACCCTTGCCATCACCAATAAAGAATGCTTCCTCTTCCTTGGTACCGATTCTTCTTGCAAACTCCTTAGAGATATAAGACTCGATATTGAATACAGAATCATTAAGGAGCTCATCAGACACCTTGATCATGGTAGCGAGCTTGTGTGCTCCTATAGATGTCTGTCCAAAGCTATCATCTGACTCGGGGAACTGGCCACCCTCATCAATCCAAGCAGCTTCACCCTTACTTGTTACGATAGGAATCTTTCTATCGCCGCTTGATGTTCTGATTACTGTAGCAAGGTTTCTGAAGAACACCTCATCCCCCAGAGCTTCAATCAGCTTCTTCTCGTACTCATCAGGAACGAGAAATCCACCCTCAGAATCTGTACCAATAGAAAGAGCATTCGTGATCTCAGGTGTGATTTTGTTTCTCATCTGATTCCAGAATGCTCTGTTATAGGTATCTGACGCTCTACCGGTCTTCTCTTCAATTGTCTGATCCGCTTTCGGATCGTTTGTGATAGGCTTTGATGTAGGCTTGGCGAGCATCGCATCAATCTCTGCCTGTCTTGTCAGCCTATCAATTTCCTTTCCAAGATTAATTACATCCGCTTCCATCTTGTCGTATGTAGCAGAATCCTCTGCTGAGAGGATACCGTCCTCTCCTCTTTTACTGTCGAGAAATGCCTTAGCTGCTTCCCAAGCCTTAGCTCTTTTCTCCATAAGCTTCATTACTTCGCTCATATAAAATTCCTCCCAAAATTAGTGGCGGAGAAGATTAAGTCTCTTCTCCAGGTCATCAATTCTTATTCCTTCCTTTTTCTCTTCCTGCTTCGGGATGAGCTTATTCATGAGAGAGTTTGTTACGGCACGTCTGCTAAAGATCATGGCGTCCTGAACAGTACTCTCTTCTCCTTCCGAAAACAGGATTTTATCTGCAAAGCCAAGCTCAACTGCCTTCTTAGCGTTAAACCAGCTCTCAGCATCCATAAGATTTGCTATCTTTGTTCTTCCAATACCTGTCTTTATTTCATAGGCATTGATAATGGACTCTTTGACTTCTGAAAGCATTTCTATTGCTTTCTCCATCTCCCTGCTATCCCCGATAGCAACTGTCGCAGGGTTGTGAATCATCATCATCGCAACAGGACTCATCTGCACCTCAGTACCTGCCATCGCAATAACCGATGCTGCTGATGCAGCAAGTCCGTCGATCTTTACTGTTACGTTGTGGGGATATTCCATTAGCATGTTGTAGATCTGGGCAGCCGCAAAAACATCTCCACCCGGTGAATTGATCCACACGGTTATATCTCCATCACCATCCATAAGTTCATCCTTAAAGACCTTTGGTGTTACTTCATCCCCATACCAAGTCTCTTCAGAGATTTCACCGCACAAAAAAAGAGTCCTACTTGGACTCTCTGCTGTTTCATCCTTTATCCAGTTCCAAAATTTTTTCATTCATCCTCCTTTGGCTGCGTTTGTTTTTGATACATCATTCCGGCATCTTCGAGCTTCATCATATTTCCGTTTACAAGATACAGATCGCCGCCTTCTTCGGCAGATATAGGATTTAAATTTTCTAAGCGCCTTATATCATTTGCGCTCATCCAACCATTCTGACGAGCTGTAGCATATCCATTCATGCGACTTTCATAATCACCGCGAAGAAGTCCGTCCACGTTAAACTTAATGAAATACTCTCGCTTTTCTTGTGGTAACAACAGCGCCATCATAAGAGCCTGCTCCCAGCGAGTAACCCACGGGGTTATGGTATACATCAAGAAACTAAGCGCTTCCTGTTCAATATTTGAGAAAGTAGCCTTGTCTAGATCTCCAACCAAATGTGGTGGAATTCTGTAACAACGCGCTATATCCTCAAGCTCATATTTCCTTGTCTCAAGAAACTGAGCTTCTTCCGGAGGAATTCCTATCTGCTGATATTTCATTCCTTCCTCAAGAACAGCTACTCTTCCCGCATTTGCACTACCTCCGTAAGTTGAATGCCAACTTTCTCTTACGCGACCAGGATCCTTTAATACCCCAGGGTGCTCAAGTACGCCTCCAGGTGTCGCACCATTTGCAAAAAAGCTCGCACCGTACTCCTCACAGGCAAGGCTCATACCAACAGCATTTCTTGCCATAGCTATTGGCGAATACCCTATAAGGCCATCAAACCCAAGCCCCGGAATATGCAATACTTCATCCTTTGTAAGAATGATTTCGCCATGCTCTTTAAAGGTCGGATTCTCCTCTGTATCTCGCCTGTAGATGTAATAGATTTCACCGCGATCATTACGGTTAACTTCCATCTTGTCCGGAAGAAGGGGATACAATGCAATAACCTCTCCCCGGCCATTTCTTATAATCTGTGCATAAGCGTTACCCCATATGAGAAGGTGGCTCATAAGTGTTTCTCTAAACACAAAGCTTGTCATCTCATCATTAGGGCTATCATGTAATAAAAAATACAGCGGATGATCAGTAACCATTTCTTTACCATCAGCTGTATATCTATAAACATGTAGTGGAAGCGATGCTATTGTCTCAGCAAGAACTCTTACACATGCATACACTGCTGTCGTTTGCATCGCAGTCTTTTCATTTACCCTTTTTCCGGCTGTACTATTTCCAAAGAAAAACGACAAGCTGCTTCCTGCCGCAACATTTCTGGGCTCATCTCTTGTTTTTGTAAAACCAAATAAACTTTTTATTCCCATAAATCCTCCCATTTCAAGGCATGAAAAAAGCACCGCCGTAGCGATGCTCTTCTTTGCTTTACTTTGTTTCTGCTGTTCTTATCCTCTCGCAGCCTTTAAGGAATCTCCTTCGTTCTGAGTTTGTAAGGTTCCTTATCGTGGTCCAAATAGGATCATCATCTTCTTCGCTTGTTAGGTATTTGCTTCCTGCGATCTCCTCAAGCAGGTCGTTTACTGCTGAATCTGTACGCATGTTTTTAAATGCAAGTTCCTCCCAAGCTTCGAGTGCGCTTTGTGTTGTAGGCTTCATTCTTGTTTCCTCCTTGTCTTTTGGTATGTACATATTCGCTCTACCTGGAGGATAAAGCCAGTATATTATTGATATATTATCGACAAATATTTTATGTTATTTCATGTATTTTTTCACATTATCTTCACACGTCTTTAATGTTGAATTAAGGCAAAGCAGCTATTATAAATACATCAAGAGAAACACATCTCTTGAGACATTTTTAAACTTTTCTTCATATACGGCCATTCAGATTTATTTCTGGATGGCGCCCCTCAAAAAACAATGCCGCTTTATGCGGCTTTATATATTTTAGAAAACAATAAGGTTACGGGTATCATACACAGATTCCTTTGAGCCTTCATTAACTACTGCTCTTCCCATAGCCATAATTAGTGCTACAATACCATCGATTTTTTCTATAGATTTTGCTTTTGTAGGTTTAATATTTCCCGCAGGATCCTGTTCCATAACTACGTTAGAAGCCATCCACTTAAGTACCGGATTGCCACCATGAATCACTTTCCCTTCCATAAGTAGCTTATACAATTCTTTTGCTGCAGGTGACATATCCTTATATCCCTGTCCGTAGGGAACCATTGTAAGCCCCTCATCTATCAGATTCTGAACAAGCATTGTTGCATTCCATCTGTCATATGCTATTTCCAGCACATGATATTTCTCGCAGGTCTTTTCAATAAAATCCTGAACAAATCTATAATCAATAACATTACCGGAAGTCACGTTTATATAGCCTTGCTGCTCCCAGACATCATACATAACATGATCTCTTTTACAGCGTAGTTCTAACGTATCCTCTGGAAGCCAGAAATAAGGTATAACTATATATTTCTCGTCTTCTGTTCTTGGTGGAAACACCAGTACAAAAGCAGTTATATCTGATGTGCTTGATAGATCAAGACCAGCGTAGCAGTCTCTATATCTAAGTGTCTCTTCATCGACAGGTTCATTTCCAAGGTCAAATATATGCTCTGGTATCCATTGCACTGAAGAAGATACCCACATATTTAACCTTAGCTGCTTGAACACGTTAAGCTCTGCTGGATTCTCTATGGCATTGATATAATCTTCTCTGAATCTCTCAATTGTTAGTGTATATCCAAGTGAAGGATTTGCTTTATACCAGTTAGCTTCCAATTCCCAATCATCCCCGTCTTCTAAACAAAATACTGCTGGATAGAACGAAGGATCATGCCTTTTACCATTCAAAATATCTAACGCTTTTGTATGCAGTTCATAACAAATAGATTCTTTATTATTACCTGCAGTCGTTATGCTTATAAAAAGTGGCTGGGTCCTGGCTGAGCCTGAATACTTTGTAAGCGTATCATATAGGTCTCTTGTCTTTTGAGCGTGAAGTTCGTCAAAAATCAGTCCTGAAATATTTAAACCGTGCTTACTGCCCGTCTCTGCTGAGAGCACCTGATAAAAGCCATCAGGATTATATGAGACGATCCTCTTTGTAGCTTTCATAACCTTGGACCGTTTAAGAAGCGCTGGACAAGCTGCTACCATCTTTTCTGCCTCGTTATATACAATAGATGCCTGATTTCGGTCACAGGCAGCACTATAAACCTCAGGAGAAGGCTCCCCATCGGCATATAAAAGATACAAACAGATGGCGCTACAGATAGTACTTTTTCCGTTTTTTTTACTTACAGTGATATAAGCATTTCTAAACTGCCTATATCCATCAACACCAATAATCCCAAATATATCTCGTATTATCTGCTCCTCCCATGGGAGAAGCTTAATCTTTTGTCCTGCCCATTTGCCCTTAGTATGCGATAGCTGCTGAATAAAGTTGACCGCATGATCAGCTTTTTTCTTATCATAATGAGATGTTGGAAGCATAAGTTGTGTTGGTACATATTTATAATTACTCACATCACACCTCCAAGAATCATTTCCATCTCATCAACCTGGCCATCCTTGCCAATACTCTCACCTGCAATAATTCTGCTTCTTGCAGATGGCGTAAGTCCGAACTCTGCAGCTGCCTTAATCATCATTGATTGGTTTGCTCTTGATATAGATATCTGAGGCACTTGCTGCCAATAGCCGCTCTTTGTTTTTACAATTGAACCATGCTGAGATATAAACTCCTCAGCCTCTTTCCATCTCGCATAAGCCTGGCAATATGATGCAAATGCAGCCATATCAAGTTCTGTCAAAAGTCCCAGATTATACATAGGAACAGCCAGTCTATTCCATTCATTTTTTGCCTCTTCCTCAAGCCAGTCTGGACATTCCGGCATCTTCTTTTCAGGATGAGGCTCTTTATAATTAAGAGGCCTCTTGCCGGGATTGCCTTCCAGAATCTTAAGCTCTGTAGGCTTTGGCTTTCTTCCTCTTGTAGCCAAATTTAAACTCCTCCTTTTGTGCAAAATAAAAGGACCTTTCGGTCCGTATACAACCAAAAGCCCCGGAGGGCTAATGGAAAAATTCTCTTTAGTTATATTCTTGTAAAATAATGCTGTAGGCTATCATGGTTGCTTCGTCGTTTTCGTCAGGCTCAATGTCCCAGCCTCTGTCGTAGGAAAGTGTTGTCTTTCCGCCTATCTTAATTGAAAGCTTTGAAATCCTACCTCCGTTTATTCCGTATTCTGAGCCTTCGTCATAGACCTTTGCCCACCAGTGTGCAACCTTGCCCTTGTTCTTTCCTTTTGGAAATCCGATGGTTCCTTCTTTGAAAAGCCTTTTGTATTCTTCCTGTTCTCTCTTTGTCATGGTGTTTACCTCCGTTTCTTTGGTTTTGTTGATTGTATATTCGCTCTATACTGCATATACATCAACAGATACATGTACCAAAGATACCGGAGCACTTATGTGTATATTAGATCTTCTTACAAACATCTATTCCGTATGCAATTCCCAAGCTGCTTCCACAATCCCAGTTCACATGAATCGTTCCAATATCATCTACGAAGCAGACGGTACCCTGGGCTCCTTCAGGGAGCTTTACATAAGGATCATCCATAAAAACCAGCTCAACTCTGGTCCCCGGAGAGTATTCTCTTTTTAATCTTTCAATTACAGCTCTTTGTATTCCTGACATTTGGCCTCCCTTATCTTTTTCTGCTTTTCTTTTGCATTTTCTCTTTGTTCCTCTGTTCTGAAGGCTGTATTGCCAGGTATATTCTTTAGCAGTATTTTTCTTGTCTGGCTATATTCTTTGCCAATCATCCCAAGGGTTACTACCAGCCAAACTCTGAAAGAGTATTTTTCATTTTCGAACTTTACCTTCCTGCTCTTTATCCTTTTCCTACTTAAGGCTACCTGATTTATCAGCGAGCTGAACTGGGTGTATGCCGTAACTCTCGCAGGGTCTTTTGTGAACGGAAAAGTTATCTTGATCTCATCCTCTGTAATCTGGATTCCTCGGTTTGCTGCCTCTCCTCCAAACTCTGAAAGTCTTTCAAAAAAAGCTTCCTTTGTTTCCGGAGTCTTATCCTGAAAAGATTTCATTAGCTTTTTGTTTATGAGAAAATACCTTCCTCCAAGTGATTTGTTTATAAGGTCTTCTTTATTCTGAAAAATGCTAAGAAGGTTCACTAGCGTCTTTTCTGTATGTTCCTTTGTTGGAAGAGAAATGATAAGCTCTGTCGCATCCTCCGATTCATCAAGCTCTTGATAAGCTCCGATGTCTCTTAAAATGTCTATATTGGCTTTATCATCATCTACCTCAATGTTCCCTTCCCTGTCGATCAGGTAATCACCAACTCTGTATGCAAAGCTTGGTGCACCCTGGTATTTTGCTTCCTGTGAAATTGCTTCTGAAAGCTTTTTCACAAGCTGCTTTCTGTCTTCCGTATGTGTCTGTATCCTCATTCTTTTTACCTCCTATGGTGTGCTTTTTTGTTAGTACATATATTGATCACCACGGGAGTTATAGCAAGTTATATATCTGTATTATCTGTAGAAAAATCAGCGATATCTTTGTACATATATTCCTTGCCATTACGGATAAGTTTTATGTTTTCAAAACTGCCAACCCGCTCGGCATATCTGTTTACAATAACGTCGCAGAACTTAGGATCAAGTTCTATGGCATGGCATATGCGATCCATCTGTTCGCAAGCGATAAGTGTACTACCTGAACCACCAAACGGGTCCAGAACAATGCTGCTACTCATGGATGAATTCTTAATCGGATATGCTATAAGGTTCACCGGCTTCATAGTAGGGTGAACATCATTTTTCTTTGGCTTATCGTACTCCCAGACTGTTGTCTCTGATCTCCCAGCGTACCACTGATGTTTGCCATTTTTCTTCCACCCAAAGAGACAAGGCTCATGAATCCACTGGTATGGACTCCGTCCGAGCACAAGTGACTGCTTTTTCCAAATGCAACATCCGGATAAATAAAAACCAGCGTCTTCGAAAGCCTTCCGAAACGCCAGTCCGTGTGAGTCACTATGAAATACATATATTGAAGCATCGTCCGCCATGTTCTGTTCCATATTTACATATGCTGCAAACAAGAACTTCTCAAACTGCTCCTCTGCCATGGAATCATTTTTTATCTTGCCAGCGCCTCCTTCGTAATCTACGTTGTAAGGCGGATCAGTTACTACAAGTCCGGCTTTCTTACCTTCCATAAGCTTATCGTAGGTTTCCGGCAAAGTACTATCTCCACACACAAGCCTATGCGGTCCAAGGAGCCATAAGTCACCTTCCTGCGATACTGCAGGTTTTTCAAGTTCTGCATCAACGTCGAAGTCATCTTCTGTGATCTTCTTATCATGAACAGAATTCATAAGCTGTTCTATTTCTGGAGGCTCGAAGCCTGTAAAAGCAGTATCAAAGTCTGCTTCCTGCAGTTCTTCAATAAGGTCTGCTAAAAGTTCCTTATTCCATTCACCTGTAATCTTATTGAGAGCAATATTAAGTGCTCTTTCATGTTCAGGATCCAGATCGACCACTGCGCAAGGAACCTCAGTATAACCTAGAGCCTTTGCAACGGTTACTCTCTGGTGACCACCTACTATAATATATGTCCCTTCTTCACTTGTCCGTTCATTTACAACCACCGGATCAACAAAACCAAACTCCTGAATCGAGTTCTTAATTTTCTCGTATTCTTTATCCCCAGGTTTAAGCTCTTTCCTAGGGTTATAATCTGCTGCTTTAAGACACTCAATTTTCAGTGTCATTTGTTTCGCTGTTTGCACTTACTTCTCCTCCAATCAAATCTCCATATCTATCAAGAACATAGTGTTCGTGACAACAATACTTACGCTTTTTATTGCCATAGGACTTAAACACCGTATGACAATAAGCACACTCCATAATGTATGTAGCCTTTTCACTATGCTGACTTTCTTCTCTGTGTAGCTTCCAGTAATTCCTACGGCAGACTTCGCTGCAGAATCTTGCAGGCCTACCTGTTGCTCTCTTTTGTATAGGGCCAGCACAAAAACCACAGGCCTCACCATTTTTAATCCGTTCTCTGGTATTCATTTTTACTGAAACCTGAATACCGTTCAGACCATGTCTCTTGCAATAAGCCCTTACAGTATCGCGGTTCATGTTTAGCATGTTCGCTATAGCTTGATACCCTACCCCCTGTTGGCGCAAGGTCCGTATTCTCATTTTCTCTTCATCTGTCATAATGTTTCTCCTGACAACTTTTCTGCAAAAGAAATATGCTTTTTAACACTAAAAAAGCCCTGCCCAGAAGCGGCTTTTTGCCATTTCTGGTACAAGGCTCTAATACCCCTATGTTAAATTCGCGAAAATCCACGCGAGAGGGGGCGGCGGTCCCAGTGCTGATGCGGACTAGAGATTTGACCTCCCCCTGGTGCACCCACCAAGTGCGCTAAAGCGGGTACAAAATATTTCTATCTTCAGTCATTGTCTTCACATCGTGGTGGTGCTTACATAAGGGTTGCCAATTCGAGCGATCCCAAAATAAATTCCTGTCACCCCGGTGTGGTTTTATATGATCAACAACCGTTGCTTTTACTATTTTCTTTTCATCAAAGCACTTAACACACAAAGGATGCTCGGCAAGGAACTTCTTACTTTCTCTTCGCCAAGCACTGTCGTACCCTCTTGACGCTGCACTCCTTCTATCACCCGCATGAAGCTTTGCATGTTCTTCGCAGTACTTTCCATCCGTAAGCCTCGGGCACCCTGGGTGCTTGCACGGCTTCTTAGGTTTCATTGGCATAACATACCTCCTATACAGGAGGTGCGTAAGAAAGGAGAAAGAAATCCGCACCTCCACACACCAATAGGAACGCAAAGAAAAAGGCCCTGCAGTAATCTGCAAGACCTCTGTCCTTTCTTCGCATCTTAATAATATCATGTCCTTTTAGGCTTTGTCAGTTTCCATTTTTTTGAACTTGCTCGTATAAAGTGTTGGAACCATGAGCAATATAAGCAATGGGCAATAACCTACTCCTCATCCCAATACTCGAAGTCTATATCTTCATCAGCTATAGGAGGTATTTTATTCCCCTCAGAATCATAATTATTATCTCTATATGTGACCAATTGCATCCACCAGCTATAGATTTCCTGAATATCATCTCCATTGGCCAATTCATCAAAGTATTTTTCTAAAACACTTCCTATACGATCTTCTAACGCTATTTCCATACACAATTGATCATAGTCGTTTAAAGCTTCATATTGTTTCATTGATATTCCATGACCAGTAAGAACACTTTCTAAATAAGCTCCGTTTTTATTTTCTCTTTCTTTTTGCTTCATATATGGAAGGCGTTTAGGATTATGTGCCAAAAAAAATAAATACCTCTCATTGGCAGACATTTTAGAAAAATCCCTATTATATTTTCCTTTTACTAAATTGATATCAACATCCAATATTTCGCATATCTTGTCCAAGGTTTCCTCTGGCATCTCTTGATTTTTTATATATGTTCTTAACGTCTTTTCTGTTGCTTTGATCGCCGAATCATCTCCTAATTTTCTAATACTCTTTCCTTTATAGGACATAGCCTGTTTAAGCATAAGACTACTAAATTTTACTTTTCCTTTGTTTTTTGCGCCTTTTGTTCGTGCCATATTAGTGTACCTCCATTACTGCGGTAAATTTATTATAAACCAGGGACTTGTGCGGTAATTTTATTAATGCTATTTTATTCCTGTAATATCAATTTAGCAACATCAATTGAAAGGAATTAGTAATGAGTAATGAAACGAAATCTGAAGTAAATGCATTTGTAACCGAACTTAAATGGTTCTTCTGGGACCTTTTTAAAGAAACTGTGTTTGAAACACTAAACGAAAGTAGACCGCAAATGAAGATTTATATTAAAGACTCCATAAATTCTGGTGCTCGATCAATCAAAAATCAGCTTCCGCACCATGATGCAAAACGTCTTCCTGGTGACAATGATGAATAATAAAAGAGCGTGGACAAACTATTCTACTTGTCCGCGCTCTTATTTTTTATGCCATCTGCTCACGCATGCCATATTCCGATACTGCATTTACAAATGAAACGCAATTATCATATGAACTAACTTCCATATTGGAAATACTTGGAGCCACTCCAAAAGACACTATACATTTATAATAATACCTTTTATTCTCTGTATAAGTGATATATTCATTATTTTTGTATCTATGGTCACGTCCTCCATCCATATTTGAATGCTGCCAATACCCATGCTCCTCTGACTTTTCAAAAAAGGTAGCATCTGCATATCTTTCAGATAATTGTTCACTATATGCTCTTAGTTCTTGTGTCGTCAATACCGCTGTTATCTCATCTGGTAAACAAGCCCCCACGAACACGCTTTGATTTCTTTTGTCGCTCTTAAAAACCCAAACATAATATGGGAAAAAATATATTCGACAATCACCAATTATTCTACCAAAAAAGGGTTCATTATCTTCTTTGTATCGTAAATCCATAGAGATAATCTCTCTTTGGATCGTATCCAGCGTACATACTTTGTCAGTAATATCAAAGTATTTAGATGATTTTAATACTTCAAATGAATCAACTAACTTATCAAGTGATGCCTCTCGATCTTTTTTAAACATATTATTTATTGTTTCTATTCGCTTCTCACAGTCAATGATATCCTCGCTAAGTTTTTCTTGTTTTCTCTCCAAAGCGGCTCTTGCAAAACCAATTTTGTCAATTTTTTTGAAACTAATTCGTATATGATGTTTATTGAGCCAATCTACTAGACGCGCCAAATCACTCGTTCTTCTGATTTCATCTATCTGTTCAAGATCATCAGGTATTTTTTCTATTTCTTTCTTTAAAAACCAAATACGTTGATCTAACTCATTTTTGTCGATAAAAGCCTTGTATATTTCATTTCCATTATTATTCCTTTTTCCGCCGCCTAAAGCGAAAAGTGGCTCAGGCACAGAATAATACTCGCTTATATTATCAAGAAATTGTTCTATTTTTTTCCTTTGCCCTTTGACATCACTTATTAGCACAATAAGAAATATTGCAACTATAATAGCACCCAAAACTAGAATCCAAGTACCATCAGACAAAGCCTCAATGATCGCTGCCATGATATCACTAGCAAGGAATAAGAGAAATGTAAAAATGCCTAATATCACTAAGCATCCGCTACCTAAACCATTTTTCATTACTTTCTTCCTCCAAACTTCGCTGGACTCGTGGCCCGCAACATCGATTATATCACCCTCACGCAAGCATCTCCATCGCAACCTGGCTCTCTCTGATCTGGTACATCCGGCTAAGTTCATCGAGTGCCTGACTTCTATACTTTGCTATCAGTTTCCGGCTCATTCCATATGTGCTTTCCATAGCATCCCAGGTAAGTCCTTCCAACACCATAGCCTGCATGAAGGGCGCAAGTTCAAACGGGAGTTTTGTTATACACTCCTCCAAGAATGATATCTCTTCATCAACTATCATGTAATCCTTTGTCCAGCCAGCAAGCGCCTGCTCGTTCATCATGTTAGTTTTCTGCCTGAAGATCATAGCTGTTTTTGCTGTCTTATCAGATGTCTCACTACTCTGAACCTGATCCCCCTCCGGATGGGAATAGCACATGGATATGATGATATCCTCAGCAGGTACCGGCTCATAACTATCTATCTGTTTTCTAAGGTAATCTCTTCTCTCTATAAGCTTTGGATAGTTCCTTATAAGTTCTTCCACGAATTCTCTCATCTTTGCGTTCCTTTCCCTTTCTTAGATTCTGGCCTTAACTGCTGTAAGAAGTGATTCTTGCGTCGCATCCTTGTTTTCCAAAGCCTTCATTACATCCTCATCAAGTGTGTCTTTTGTAATCAAATGCTGAACAGTTACTGTGTTTTCCTGGCCCTGACGATATATCCTTGCATTACATTGCTGGTATAATTCAAGCGACCAGGTAATAGAAAACCATACGAGGTGGCTGCCACCATTTTGAAGGTTCAGCCCATGTCCCGCTGACGCAGGATGGATAAGAGCTACCGGTATCTTCCCTGCATTCCAATCTCTGATATCATCCTCAGTATCAATGCACCTGCAGTTGAAACGCTTCATAAGTCTTTCCTTATCATGCTGATACCAATATGCCACCAGCACACTCTTACCATTAGCAGCTTCTATGATATCCTCCAATGCATCGAGCTTTTTTTCATGAATTACTTTCGTTTTTCCATTCTCATCATAGGCAGCTCCGTTTGCCATCTGCAGAAGCTTATTAGAAAGTCCTACTGCACTCTTTGCATCAATGTCTCCATCTGGAAAACTTAATATCAGTTCAGCCTTTAGCTTTTCATACATATCTTTTTCCGCTTCATCCATCTGTACCTCTACAACTGAGTCAATCCTATCTGGCATTTTTATATGATCACCCGCCTTCATGGAAATACAGATATCAGATACCTTTTCATAGATCTGTTGCTCTGCTCCTTCCTTTGGCTTATAAGAAAAAATGATGTCTCTACTTCTTTTATCAGGATCAAAGTACTTATCTCTGAAGGCCCCAATAAACCTTCCAAGCCTCTCACCTTTATCTAGGAGGCCTATCTCAGCCCATAAATCCATAAGGCCATTTGAAGCCGGTGTTCCAGTAAGGCCAACCACTCTCTTTACAGTGCTTCTTGCTTTCCGAAGACTCTTAAATCTCTTAGCCTTATGATTTTTGAAGCTCGAAAGTTCATCTATAACAATCATATCGAAGTCGAACATCCCATTATCTATAAGCCAGGACACATTTTCTCTGTTGATGATATAAATAAAGGCTCTCCTCTGAAGCGCCATCCGTCTTTCCGCTGCCGTACCTACCACCACAGAATACGTCAGACCTTTTAAATGGTCCCATTTACTAATCTCCGCGGGCCAAGTATCCTTTGCTACTCTTATAGGTGCTATGATCAGTACCCTTCCAACATCAAAATAATCAAGTAGCAGATCATACAAGGCTGATAGCGTAATTACTGTTTTACCAAGTCCGCAATCAAGCAAAAGCCCACACACCAGATGCGTTACTATAAACTCTGTCGCATATCTTTGATACTCATGAGGTTTGTATTTCATTAAGAATCTCCTCCGCTCCATCTATTGAATCCAAGCAGAATACCAAAAAGCCAAGTGATTCTAACTGAGCTTTTCTCTTTTCTTGGAGGTTACGCATCTTTTCACCAGGCCTTTTCAGTTCAACAAAACCTATATGTCCTCCTGGAAGAAGCACAAGTCTATCTGGCACCCCAGACAAACCTGGACTTACAAACTTTAGCGCTCTGCCTCCCATCTTTTCTGCTTTTTTAACTAAATTTCTTTCAATTTGCTTCTCATCCATATCGTTGCTCATCCATATTGCTGAAGGGTAAAAAATCCCTTACGCGTGTATATATACGCGTATGTACATGCGCTCATTACTATATATAAATAAATAATTATTAATATAGTAATGAGCAATACAGGCAATGAAGTCCTCTAAGCCCTTGCTACTACTGAATTTGAATCATTTCCTACTTCATTGCCAAACTACCTTTATGGGCTATAAAAATACCCTTCGGCAATAGCTCACTCCTTATCCTCGGCGCCGCCCTCGCGAACATACGCAACCTGCGATCCATATCCTTGGAAAGAAAGCTTTCCATTTTTATTGCCTTCGTACCTTTTCCAGTTGCTCATTTTGTTCATGATGGACTGTATTTCATATGAATCACTCTTCTTAATTGAAGCCGGATCCTTTCCATAGCACTCAGTCCAGATTTCCATATTGCATACCTTTTCTCTCTGGATAGTATCGTTCTCATCTAATGATTCAAATTCATCATCATTAAAGTACATGCGCCTTTCTGACGTGCTGCGTGAATACCAATTCTTCGGAAGCGGCATCTCGAGGAACTTTTGAACAAGGCCTTCTCTGTCGTCCTGCTCCATAGCTTCCTTCTGTTCCTCATAAGCCTGCATGGCTTCATCTCCCTTAAGAGTAAGCTCCTCGCCTTCGTTATAGAGATGGAGAGCTTCCGCCCATATCTGATCTATGGTTTCTTTCTTCATCTCCCATGGGTGCTTGTCACACTCGCCTGTAACATTGCAGGGCCAGAATCTTCTATTACCTGTAATGTCACGAAGGAATCCGTTTGCTGCGTTTGTGGTTCCAACCATGATGCACTGGCGAGGATGGCTCTCCACTACACTTCCATAAGCTACGCGGTACTTATCATCCTGGCGGGAAGCAAAGGACTTTACTGTTTCAACATCAACCTTTTTAAGTCCTGCCATCTCTGAGATTTCAAGAATCCAAAAGCCCTGAAGCTTTTCAGGTCCTGTCTTATCACGCATATCTGCGATAGAAAGAGAATCTGAAAACCACCTGCCTCCGAGCTTACTAAAGAAGGTGGACTTCCCTATCCCCTGCGGGCCTGAGAGTACAAGCACATAGTCAAACTTAGTACCAGGTTCATAAACACGCGCCACTGCTGCTACAAGAGTTTTCACCATAATAGCTTTGGTATATGGTGTGTCAGTTGCACCAAGGTAATCTATAAGAAGGTTCTCAACTCTCTTAATACCATCCCAAGCAGGGAGTTTTTCCAAATATTCCCGTATGGGATGATATGCTCTTTCCTGTGTTATAGATAAAAGTGCCGGCTTAAGCTTTGTTGCAGAGAACATATGATAGGTACGATCAAAATATGCCTGAAGCGCAGCCATGTCATTATCTGACCACCCACCCTTAAGAGGCTCCCAAGGAAGATACTCAGTTCCTCTGATATCAATTCCACATCTGTGAGCGTTGTAGCATATCTCCTGAAGCCTTGGATCGCATTTAAGGATAATTGCAAAATTCGTAAGCGTTGCTTTAGGATTGCCCTCCTTATCAAGCTCAAGCTTTGTAACCCAATTCTCATCCTCCGGATCGAAATCCTCATCTGCGCTCGCCATTCTCTCTTTTGCAAGCTGCATCTTCACCTTATCGTCTGAAAGCACAAGATCTACCATAGCCTTATAGCTAGGGAGCTTTGAAGGAGCTGTATCAAGCTTTGCTTTATCATCAAGGCCTCCGAACTTATGAAGTCTTATGGCATCAAATGCATTAAGGAGCTGTCCGCAACAAGGGTCCGTTGCATGATGGCTGTATGCGAACTTATCATCATAAATAACTACTCCGGCTGCAGAATCTGCAGGAACATAATCATAACGGCCTTCCATTGCAGCAGGCTTATAGATATCAGGAATAAAAGTATCGAAGGCTTCCTGAATGGTATATGCTCTGCAGAAAGCTCCGAGCGGGCCTTTCTTCTCAAGAGGATCCGCCTGCTTTGCGATGGAGCGCTTAACGATTTCAGACTGCCTTGATGACATAGGCCATTCTGTTGTGTCACGCCAGTCCTTATAACGGGCAAGAACCATATCCGGATTAAGAAGAGGACCATTCTGAGATTCAAAGAGGAAGTCGCCATCTGCAGATGTACTCGGCCAGTACATAAGGCGAGCCGGTTCATAGCAAGTATCATCCACCATATCCATACCGATGTCGCTCGCAATCATCCTGGAAATAGGTGTGTACTCATCAGCAGATACTTCCCTTGAAAGCGGAATGATAAGTCTTACTCTCGGCTCATCCGGCGTATGCTTATGTGTTGAATACATAAGGCACTTAAAATCAAAAAACATCGTAACTTCATCCCAGATATCCTTTACCGCATGATCGAGGTCCAATGTAAGCATGCTACGTGCTTCGACGCATCCATTCTTACGTCTTCCGTTCTTAAGATGTCCTGCTACGAATCCACCTACATCCTTGATATCATCCTGCTTGGCTTTGCTAAGCTTCCTGTATTCATCCACAGTCTCTGTTGTACGGATTGTGGTACTGCACTTTTGTAAGAAGTCATCCCAGGATATATCCTTAGCCTTCCATTTCTTGTCCATTCGGCTATTGCCTACTGATATACGCATTTTTTCATCTCCTCCTTAATCCTTCTGATAAAACTTACATTCAAATCCTGCGGCATTAAGTATCAGCCCTTTTGCCCAGGAAGGTATTTCTGACATTAAACTGCAGACTTCATCTACAGTTACTGATTCCGGCACTTCACAAATAGCTTCGTCATGCACATGCATTACTACTGGATACCCAGCATTCCAAAGTCTCATAAGTGCTGCTGCAAGAATATCTCTTGCGATGGCCTGCGTGATGTTCTCGACGAACTTCGGTCCATAGGACTCTATCCTTTCCCATTTATGGTTAGCTGCAACACCTTCATAGCTAACTGATTCTCGGCCATAAGTATTAAGTGTTATTCTCGGTCTTGCATAAAACATTGATCTGCCAGAGGGGAGCTTGATTACAAGAAATCCTGATGCGGTATAAAATGTAATACCTTTTAAAGTAACTGGCTTCTTTTCCTTAATAGCTGTAATAACTGCCTTATCTACGTCCCACCATAACTTAACAATATTCTTATTAGCTCCGCGCCACTTGTTTACAATTTCCTGAAGGCTATCTTCCTCAAGCCCCATCTTTATGGCGCCCATTGAAACCATTGCGCCCACACTGCCACCATAACCTAGAGCAAGCTCAGCTATTTTACCGGACTTCCTTAGATGTCCATTCTCACCGTTCTTTACAACCGGTACATGAAACATCTGAGAAGCTGATCCGCAGTAGATATCTCCATTCTCCTTAAAAAGCTCCTGACGCCATTTTTCACCTGCGAGCCAGGCAAGTGTACGAGCTTCGATTTGAGCGTAGTCGGCTACTACAAATTTCTTTCCCTCTGCTGGAATAAAAGCAGTACGAATACACTGTGATAAAACCTCCGGAAGAGAGTCATACAAGAGCTCTACAGCTTCCGTATTACCTGTTTTTACAAGAGAACGTTTTGCCTCATCTCCACTTGCAGCAGGGAGGTTTTGCACCTGTATAAGTCTTCCAGCCCACCTAAGCGTCCTTGTTCCTGCAAACTGCAAAAGACCGTGAGCTCTTTCATCACTACATCTGCAAACCTCCATGGCCTGATACTTTTTTACTGATGACTTGGATAATAGGAGCCGGAGTTCCAAAACTTCCTTCACATCACCTTCTGTCTTTGTAACCAGGTCTGCTACTGCCTCTTTTGAAAGTGAATCAATTTCTATACCCTTCTCCTGCAACCATTCCTTTATCTGTATTGGGCTGTTTGGATTTTCAAGTCCAGTAAGTGCCTGGGCTCTCGCATAATACCTATCTTTGCTTTCTTCATCCATCTTGATTGCATTTTTAACAAGTGTGCTATCAAGCCTTACTCCGAGATCATTGATACGCTGATCAAGGGCATATTCCTGCCAAACTTCATCCGGTACAGGAAACCTCATGAACTTTTTCCCAATATCCATTTCCGTTTCAACGTCACGAATATTGTATTTTTTATATAACTTCCATTCCTCAGGACGATCCTGTGGCCATACCCTATTACCGTTTTTATCAGGCATCGCAAAGAGCTTTATCAGTTTCTTGCCTTCTTCAAGCTTTTGTCTGTCAAGTCCAAGAACTGCTCCTACAGCTGCAAGTGAGCCAGGAAGAGCTAAATAAAGTGAGTGGACCATATTGCAGTGCCATTGCTCTGGTGTCATATATTGCCCCAGATACTTTGTAAGGCACACTCGCTCAAACATTGCATTGAATGCTACTTTTTTAATCTTCGGATCCTTAAGTGCCTTTAAAACTTTATCTGGCAGCTTTTCACCTGAGGCTAAATCAATACAGGTAACTTCATCATCATCGAAAGCATATCCAAAAAGTGCTATATCAAAATCGGGAGCCTCGACATACCTGTGGACACCAGCTTTAGTAAGGTCAACAGAGCTATAAGTCTCAATATCTATATGTAAAGAGTCCATTTGTATCCTTTCTGTATAAGAGAAAAGGCCGGAAGAACCGGCCTATCCCCATATAAAGTTAAATGTTAGTCAAGAAGTGACTCGCCTTCCTCATCGTCGAAGTCATCATCTGCTGTGATGTGTCCTCCTCCAAGACTTTCACCATCTCTGATGAACTGGATGTTTCCAAGTGAAGCGGCGATACCCTTGTTGCCATTAGTGTTAAAGGCATAAAACTGAATTGATACCTTCACATAGCATCCAGAGTATATTGCCTCCGGTGCAAGTGGATTACGGTTAGCATCAACCACCTGCGGCTGAGTTTTGTTGTTGCAGTTGATGAAAAATGCATTCTCATATGCAGGATCATCACGCTCCACGTCACCATCACGAAGAGGGAGCTTAAGAGCAGCCTTATTAGGCTTCTTTCCACCAAACTTAGAAATACCAGCCTCAATTGCGTTATCGATAGCCTTGTTGATGTTATCCAGAGTTTCCTTATCATCCTTATCAATGATTATAGATACACTATACTTAGGATCGCTTCCGTTGATGGACTGCGGTGTTGCTACGTGAGCATAAGATGCTCGTACTACGTTTGTTACTACTCTGATACCATTAATAATCTTTGACATAATAGTTCTCTCCTTAATCACAAAATTCGTCGTTTACGTTTGATATAATTACTTCCGGACGCTTGTCACTCTCCGGAACAAGTGTGAGTTTACCTTTGGGCTTAATTACTAAGGATCCAAGAACATCCTGGAATTCATCCTTTCCCATAAGCTTTTCAAAAGCAGTTAGGTTAATTAGTGTCTTATTGTAGATGTCACTATAGCCTGCTGCCAGAGCTGCCTCTTCAACCTTCTTCTCATCAGAGAACCTTCTGTTGCTTCTTCCTTCAACAACCTTGAATCCGGCAAAGTGCCTACCCTCTTCAATAGCTGCTGCCGTAGCATAGGCCATAACATCAGATACCCACTTGGAAAGCTCATCTGCTTTAAGCATTACTTCTGAAAGCTCTTCATTGGAAAGAAGTGCTGGCTTTGTAAATTCGAGCCTTGCGAGCTCCAAAAAGTACTCTGCTCTTGCTCTGCAGGTCTCACGAGCCTTACAGAATCTGCACCATGCTCCCGCTTTGAACTCGCCCTCACCCTTAAAGGCAAGTTCTGCACGAGGCTTAAGTGTATTCTCCGCCCAGGAAATAAGATCATCCTTAGAAACAGTCCATTCATCGATGTGATGGAGCCTTGGCTGGAATATAACCATCGTGATATCTTCGATTTCATAAAGGCAATCGAAAATTTCTAATGCTCCGATAGCATAAACCTTCATCTGAGAATTCTCGGTAGCATCCACTTGTACTCCACGTCCGTACTTGAAATCAATTACAAACAGGTGCTTATCAGATATAAGGATGCAATCTGCTGTGCCATATCCCTGCGGAACATATCTTGAAAAATCCAAGTGCTGCTCAACAAGGATCTGCACATCTTTGCAGCTTTCTTTGAGATCAGATACCTTATCCATGATGTAATCACGGTAATCATCTGTAGTCTCTTCCATCTCATCTGTCCAATAATCTGATGAAGGTCTTCTCCCTGCACACTGCTTAGAAGCTTTCCTTACCTTCCACTCAGCAAGGGCATGGGCTGCTGTTCCTTCTGCTGCAAACTCACTTTCCACGTCTTCCATCTGAGCTGTGAGCATTGCTGAAGGCGGACACTGTATCCACCTCTCAGCACTGCTGCCGCCCAGAATACTGTGTAATGTAGGTGGCATACTGTACCTCCTTACTTAAGTTCCTGAGCAGCACGATACAATGAACCGTAATCCTCAGGCTTTACTGCTGATAATTTCTCAGCTCCAAATCTTCCAAGGAGCTCCTTAACTTTTGATGTAAGACCTGCCTGAGACTTCTCAGCAAGAAGTGTTCTTACCTGCTCAATCGTTACTTCCTGAAGCTCAGGTTCCTTAAACTCCTTCTTTTCCTTTGAAGGCTTTATCTCTTCTACAGGAGCTTCACTGATCTGCTTCTCAATTTCCAAGAGCATTTCAGCAGCTTTTGAAAGTGCTTTGGCCAGCTCACCAAGAGTGGTCTTTTTGACTAACATGGAATTATTCATAGACTTATCCTTTCTTTAAAATGGTGTGATAGATATCAAAACGGCTGCAGGGCAAACTGAGCAATTATGCTATTAAGGATTTTTAGGTCCTCTCCTTCTAAAGTCGGCGCCAGCTTTTTCAGGAAAGCTAATTGCTCCGGTGCCAAGGTCTTTCTTTCTGGGCGGAACCAATTCTCTACCTCAATCCCACCACCATATCTACCCTGCTTTGTAGTAAAGGGATAAGAGCGACTTAGTTCAGTGATATCGCTACGAATAGTACGTTCCGATACTCCGAACTCGGCAGCCAGGTTAGCCGCAGTGTCTTTGCGTCTAACAAGCAGCGCGTCATATATTTCTCTACGCCGTTCACTGGCTGTCATGTGCTCTCACCTCCTTCCCGTTTCGATGTTTGAAGTTTATTTCCTAAACCGGAAATTAGGTTTCCGGTTTAAAAAACTTTTTTGAAATCCTTATGGAACTCCGCCAAATCCACTGAAAAGCTCTATGAACTTGGCGCGGTCTCAAAAGTAAAATTTCTGAGTATCAGTAGTTTTAGCACAAAGCATGTACGATACCGATGACACTCTGGTAAGTTTTTTGAGTATTAAAAAACGGCCGGCATACCCTCGGACCTATAAGTCCTATGGATATAACCGGCCGTCTTGCAGCTCGATGGTTATTTCATATCAACTATGCAGTTTTCTTTGACACCCAGGAGTCCATTGCTATTACTGAACCATCATCATTAAAATGGAACACCGTTACTCTGGCACCATCTTTTATGGTCAGCTCCTTCTTTTGGGCATCCCATACACCACGTTTGTGGCCCTTGTCTGATAAAATTGTTTGCATGTCTCATATCTCCTTTCTTTGAATATTATTTATATGGATATTGTAACTTTTAGTCAGAAAATTAACCAAATTCGGAGAACTCAATAACAAGCTATAAAATTCCACAGCCTTCTCCAATACAGAGTATTGAGCTGCATCAAAATTCTTGACACAGAGGTCCACCAAAGACAAAAAAATCAGGAAGTAATAACTATCATCACTTCCTGATCCCTATTGATCATTATCAGCTACCAATTTAGCTGACTATACTTTTCTTTTTATTCACTTCATATACTACCCAATTACCATTTTTCTCTTTTTTCACTTCAGCATTACAGCCTTTACTCGTAATAAACTTCAATTTTTCAACTAGTTTTTCATCTGCTCTTGTCATATAAACTATCCTTCTTTATCTAGGCTTGCTCACCCAAAAATTCATTAATTAAATCCTCAGCCTCTTGAGATAAACAGTAATCATCACTATGCTCTATGATGTACTCAAATAAATCCTGAGCTCCTTGGAGCACATGAAAATCATTTATATTACGAGTATCACATATAAGTGTGCATTTACTTTCTTTTCCTTGGTTTTTTCTGGAAATAATAATATACCCAGCCAAAAAGTCGTCACATACTGGCAAAATATAAAGTTCACCTATACTAGTATTAGCACAGCAAAATTTTTCAGCAATTAGTGCATTTTCCAAAGAATCATCTATTGTCTTTCCCAGCAGCACTGGATCTTTATATGTATCTTGAATAGCTATCAATTCGGCTTTATCAGAAGTCCTGGTTTTAAGTATCTCCCACTTAATGCTTTTATGCTTTGTATCAGCCATCAATTTATCCAAAAATCTTTCAAGCGCCATAATATTCTCACTGGGGATAGATAAGTCTTTACATACCAAATCATCAATATCTATATTAAACAATCTTGAAAGTTTTACGACTATATTTATTGATAGCCGCTTTTTCGAATTCTCGCCAACAGCTCTTGATATGTATCCAGCACTCAGACCCAGCATATATTCTAGCTGCGATATTTTCAAATTATATTTGTTCAAAATATAATCTATATTCTTGCCAAGTAAAGTCTGATTATAATTAGTCTTTTCATCAATATACTTATTTATTACATCTTTAGTCTTATTATAAGATACCTCCCAATCTTTATCTGGTTTAGCATCTTTGTCATTAAAAAAAAATGCTTCCTGCTCTTTTTCTAATGCACTAAGAATATTTAAAGCATCCACAAGACTCTTTGTGTCATGAATCTCAATATCATTCTGTTGTACCATAGATATATAATCACCTCCATCGGTCATAATTATATTATCACCATGTACCAT